CACCTTGAAAGAACGCTAGCGACAGAATTATGACAATAATTGCAACAATGGGTGGATAATGGCACAGAAAGTTGCCGAAAAAACAAAAAGGCCAGTTGGTCGGCCGAAGATAGAAGATGCAGACTATAACGCGGCACGCGCCAGAAAAATGGAAGCTGACGCGCAGATGGCTGAACTTGAGTTGTTACAAGCCAAACGCAAATTGGTGGCATCTGACGATGTTGCTGGTGCTTGGGTCGAAGTGCTGGCGGCTATGAAGGCGAAGCTGTTAGCAGTGCCGTCAATATGTGCGCCGATCTGCGCCACTGAAACAGACTTGCCAACCATTCAAAGCATTTTAGAAAACCAGATAAGGGAAGCGTTAGATGAATTATCATCTTACCAACCACACGAACACGCTGGACGCACAGTCGTCACTGATGGCGGTGATAACGGGGGCGATGCAAACGCTGAAGCCGCCGCCCCGTCTAAGCGTGGGCGAGTGGGCAGACCGCGAAAGGCGTCTGTCATCGGAAGCTAGTGCCGCCGCCGGACGTTGGATAACATCAAGAGCAGAATACCAGCGCGGGATTATGAATGCGATCAGCGACCCGACCTTGCGTGATATTGTCGTGATGGCTGGCGCACAGGTTGGCAAGACCGAAATGCTGTTGAACGTCATTGGCTTTCATATTCACCACGATGCCGCACCAATTTTGCTTGTGCAGCCAACGCTGGAAATGGCACAGGCGTTTTCTAAAGACCGTCTTGCACCAATGTTGCGTGACACACCGGCTTTGAAATACAAAGTCAAAGACCCACGCAGCCGCGATGCAAATAACACCACAACGCACAAAGTGTTTACTGGCGGTCATATAAGCTTGGTCGGATCGAATAGTGCGGCTGGACTGGCATCAAGGCCGATCCGCATCGTTTTATGCGATGAAGTTGATCGCTTTCCGGTTTCGGCTGGTTCTGAGGGTTCGCCTATCTTGCTGGCAAGAAAAAGGTCAGCCACGTTTCACAATCGCAAAATGGTAATGGTCAGCACGCCGACCAACAAAGGCGCGTCAATGATCGAAAGCCAGTATGCTGAAAGCGATCAGCGTCAATATTTTGTGCCTTGCGAAGATTGCGGCACAGTGCAGACGCTAAAGTGGGGTCAAGTGCAGTGGGAAAAAGACAAACCCGACACTGCTTGCTATATCTGCGAAAGCTGCGGTTCGGTCTGGGATGACCCAAAGCGCAATCGTTCAGTGCGGAAAGGGCAGTGGGTTGCGACCGCTGACTATAACGGGATCGCCGGTTTCCACATTAACGGCATTTACAGCCCTTGGACTGTAATGGCTGATGCGGTGCGTGACTTTTTGGTTGCAAAGAAGTCAGCCGATACGTTGCGCGTGTTCGTCAATACGTTTTTGGCAGAAACGTGGGAAGATCAAGGCGAGACTGTTGGCGACATTGATTTTGCGGATCGCGCTGAAGAATGGTCAAACGAAATAGATGATCGCATTGTGGTCGTCACCGCTGGCATTGACGTTCAAGATGACCGGCTTGAACTAGAAATCGTTGGTTTTGGCCGTGACGAAGAAAGTTGGTCGCTGGATTACAAAACTTTGTATGGCGACCCATCAACGCCGCATTTGTGGAATGACCTTGATAACATCCTAAAAGCCGGATATGTGACCGAAAGCGGCAGACAGCTAGGTATTAGGGCTGCGTGCATAGATAGTGGCGGTCACTATACGCAAGCGGTCTATAACTTTGTCAGACCACGCGAAGGTCGGCGCATATTTGCCATCAAAGGTATGGGCGGCGAACAGCGGCCACTGGTTAGCAGACCGACCAAAAACAACATTGGAAAGATCAAATTGTTTGCAATTGGCACTTTTCCGATCAAGGAATTGATTTTCTCAAGATTAAAGGTACAATCGGAGGGTGCAGGGTTTTGCCACTTCCCAGCCGGACGGTCAGATGAGTATTATCAGCAACTTGCTAATAGTGAGAAAATTGTCACTAAATACCAAAAAGGCTTTCCGCGCAGGGATTTTGTCAAGACGCGCACAAGGAATGAAGCACTTGATTGCAGGGTCTACGCTTATGCGGCACTTTGCATCTTGTCGCTGAATATTAACGCTGTTGCCGATAGGGTAGTTAATGCGCCGGAACCAGAAACACAACCGCAGCCGCAACAGCCCAATCCACTTGCCCGCCGACCACGGCAAGGCGGCTTTGTTAATAGCTGGCGGTAACTGATGGCAAACCTTTTCAATACAGATAATGCACCGACAACAGAGCCAACGCACTTTGCGATAGGTGATTTTGTTCAATGGAAACGTGAAGATATTGTTGGCGACTATCCTGTTGCCACGCACAGCGCAGAATGGGTTGCGCGTCTGGCGCACGGCACTAGCAGCGAAATCAAGGTTGCTGCAACCGAAGCCAGCACATATTACCTTTTTTCAATCGCCAGCACCGACAGCGCGTCATTTACTCAAGGCCACTATCACTGGCAGCTAGAGATCACAGAAACAGCGACCAGCAACCGGATCATCATCGACACCGGCACGCTGGATATTGACTTTGATCTGGATGACAATGTTGACCCGCGCAGTCACGCACAAATAATGATCGACAAGATCGAAAGCGTCTTGCAAGGCAAAGCGGATGCTGATGTTGCTAGCTATAGCATCAACGGGCGGTCATTGACAAAAATGTCTTTTGAAGATTTAAACAGTGCGCGTGATTATTACCGCAAAGAATATGCAAAAGAATTGCAGAAAGAACGCGCCAGACAAGGCGACAACACTGGCGCAACCATCTTGGTGAGGTTTTAACAATGGGCATCTTTGACTTTTTCAAAGCAAAGCCCCAGCCGCGAAAGATGGCAAGGGCGTTTCACGGGGCTGACACTGGTCGGCTATTCAGCGATTTTGTATCAAGCAGCCGTTCGGCAGATAGCGAAATCAAGCCATCACTGCGCGTTTTGCGGGATCGTTGCCGCGAAATCAGCCGCAACCACCCATATGCAAAGCGTTATTTGCAGATTATGTCAACAAATGTAGTCGGCGCAAACGGCGTGCGGATACAAGTTCGCAAGCGGAATGACGACAATTCACTAGACAGCGTGGGCAATCGGATCATCGAACAGGCTTGGCAAGCGTGGGGTCGGGCTGGTTTCTGCACTGTTGATGGCCGCGTATCGTGGGTGCAAGCGCAGCGGTTGTTTATGGAAACGCTTGCGCGTGATGGCGAAGTGCTAATCCAAAAGATCAAGAACCCAGCCGGAAACCCATTTGGCTTTTCGCTGAAGTTTCTTGAAGCTGATTATCTTGATGAAGGCTATGACACGCGGTTGAGCAACGGCAACGAAGTGCGGATGGGTGTCGAATTAGACAAGCGCACCGGCAAGCCGTTGAATTATTATCTATTTGAAGATCACCCGCATCACGATCAAGGTTATGGCAGCAAGACAAAACGGCATCACAAGATCGTGCCAGCCAGTGAGATCATTCATTGCTATTTGCAAGACCGCGCAGGGCAGACCCGTGGCGTGCCGTGGATGAGCAACGTGCTGACCCGCCTAAAGATGCTGGACGGTTACGAAGAAGCCACGCTGGTCAATGCGCGGGTTGCTGCGTCAAAGATGGGTTTCTTTACAAGCCCCGAAGGTGACGGCTTTGTTGGTGACGATTATGATAACAACGCGCCGATAATGTCGGCAGAACCAGCCACGTTCACACAGTTACCGGCTGGAATGTCATTCACAGCCTTTGACCCGCAAAATCCGACTGACAGCTTTGCAGAATTTGAAAAGGGTATATTGCGCGGGATCGCGTCCGGTCTTGGCGTTTCATATGTATCGCTTGCCAACAATCTTGAAGGCGTTAGCTATTCATCAATCCGGCAAGGCACAATCGAAGATCGCGACCATTTCAAGATGGTGCAGCAATTTATGATCGACCAGTTTATTGATCCGATCTATAGGGCTTGGTTGGAAATGGCTATCACTGTTGGCCGCGTCAGCTTACCGATGGGGAAATACGACCTGTTTGCTGATCAAGTTATCTATCGGCCACGCGGATTTGCGTGGGTCGACCCGCAGAAAGAAATCCAAGCCAGTGTCACCGCACTGAATAACGGCATCGTCAGCTTGCAGGATGTGCATTCTCAATATGGCCGCGATACTGAAGAAATCTTTGAACAGATCAATCGCGAAAGCGAACTTGCTGATCGTTACGGCATCGACACCGCTTTCCAGCCGTTCGGCACTAAGTTACCGGCGCAACCATCAATAGATGCGGGGCAAGAAGATGGCGACCTATAAAGGCGTTGAAATCAACTTGAAGCCGACCGAAGGGATGGCTGCCGAAGCGCGT